GCATTACCAGCGGTGCCCTAGCAGACATGTACAAAAAAACTATTGCCGTGGGCATGGCTGCACTTGCATCAGCCGGTGCAACTACGGAGGCGCAACAGTCTTTGATTGACTCGGCCTATGACTCAGGTATTGCTGCAGATCAAGCAGCGGAAAAAGAAAAAAGGCTGGCACCATATTTTGCACGCCGCGCCGAATTACTCGCCCTAGCCACTGCTGAAACTAAATCGTTAAATACTGCGACTGGCAAAATGTCAGAGGGTACAGAGGAACTGACTAAAAAACAGATTAAACTGATCGCACTTAATGAAGATTTGGCCGCATCTTACTCGGACACGGCCGACAAGCTGAACACGCGCATGGCGAAACTTAACGAGAATCTTGGCATTCTTGACACGATGCAGGCGAAACTCTCCGCCGGACTTGACCTGGCGTCAGCGTTTGAAGGCCAATTTGATGATGCCGGCGCTGCGACTGGTGTCAGCCTGCTTGAAGGTTTCAACAAACAAATAGACCAGGCGAATTACTTTGGTCAAGTACTGACCGCGATAAAAGCCCAAGGCGCAGACCAGCAACTTATTGATCAGATCGCCAGTCTAGGGCCAGTTACAGGCGCGGCCCTTGCCACTCAGTTACTCGATGATGGCCTAGTGCCGACGATGACCGAGAAATTTGCTGGCGTCCGTGAATCAACCGCCGGCCTTGCCCTCGGGTTAGTGCCCGGATTTGTTGCTGCCGGTATTGAATCAGGCGCCGCTGCCGTTGACGGCCTAGCAACCCAGTTAGCCAAGGAAGGCGACCGACTCACGAAACTGGGGAAGCGCATTGGTAAGCCGGTAGGGGCCGCGTTTAAGGCGCAGCTGGCCAAAGATGTGGCAGAAGCCTTGGCGAATGTGGAGGCCGCTGGCAATGCAGCTAGGGCCGGGGCGATTGCCCGGGCAGAAGCTCAACAGTCAGCTATTACTAATCAGCAGGCAGTCATGGCATTTAGCAACCTGATACGGCAAGCCGATAGCCGCAGTGGCGCAGTGGTACAACCGGTGTTGACATGACCCTAGAAATCACTATTAACGATGATGTGATCAACCTTGGCCTTTTTGATTACAACCTGGCGATTGCCCACGGCCGCAGTGAAGTGACCAATAACCCCACGGCATCCAACGTCCAGATAACACTCAGGGGAGACACAGGCCCACAGCTGCAAATCGCTGACGTTGTGGCCATTACGTTTAATGATGTGCCTCGATTCACTGGCACAATCTCCGACCTGAACGTGTCATTTATTAGCACAACAAACCCGACCGCGATCACCAGCATTACGGCAATGGGTAACCTTTCCCACCTTGGCCTAGTCGATGTTGGGGCCAGCGGTTGGACTGAACAAAGCGCCCGGCAACGTGTCGAAGCAATAATGGTCGGGTCAGGGGAAACACTCGTTAATGGTGGGGACGCCAACATTACCCTGCACACGGTTGACCTTGTAGATGCACAACCCGCCACGGCACTAGACGCCCTGCAGGAAGTGGCAACCTGGACAGGTGCAACATTCTTTGATGACCCACAGGGGCAAATCGTTTTTGAGGATTACGGTAACAGGGGCCAAACAACCTTTGCTGGCATATGGTCAAACCAGGTGGGCACCTGGGCGGATGCAGCTGGTGACTGGGCGTCATACCCAACCGTGATCACTGCTACATCGATGGATGCCGGCGCCGTAGTGTTCGCCCCTACGTTCACTAAAACACTTGAGCCCCTGATCAACGACGTAACCGTCACTTACCTAGCCGACGCGATAGTGAACCAGACAGATAGCGCGTCGATAGCGGCCTATGGGCGGCGGGAGTACAGGCTACAGACACAGATCAAAGACTCGACGGATGCGACTACTCGGGCGGGCGCGATCATTACAGCGCAAGCAAATCCGCTATGGAATCTCGGGCAAATATCTATTCTCATGCATGAACTAACCGACGATCAACTCGACGAAGCCCTAGCCCTAGTCTCCGGTAATCTTGTGATCGTGACCGGCCTACCCGCGTCTGGCCCGTATCAGTCCTACGAGGGCATAGTCGAAGGGTGGACGGACTCATATAACAACGGGCAACACGTCTTGACGGTATCCATTAGTGACCCGCGTTTCAGTTACCAAACGCTATTGTGGAGTCAAGTCTTAGAAGATTTAGAGTGGGGCGACGTAGATGCGGCGGCTCAATGGTTTGAAATAGTGTCGAATAACGATCTAGTAGGAGCGTGAGAAATGGCGACAACAGCAGCAGGAACACCATACGTCGAGGCGGCCGATCTTGTGGCGGGCTATCCGGCCGTAAGTTTGGCACTAGCCAACCATATTGATGGGCTCGACGGCGGGAAAGTGTTGCAGGTTGTGTCTGTAACTAAAGTGGATGCGTTCACAACGACAAGCGCTTCTTTCGTGGACGTAACGGGATTAACTGTGAGCATTACACCGAGCGCAACATCAAGCAAAATCCTTATCCTGTCCACTTTTCAAGCGGGTAACTCTGGCAACAACACCGACATTTTTAATTTAGTTCGTGATAGTACAGCACTAGCACAGGGTACGGGCGGTTCAAATAACGCCACAGCCATAGCAGCACCAGGCGCTACCCCCTCCCTTATTGGTACATTATCAATAAGTAACCTCGACAGTCCCGCGACGACATCAGCCACGACATACAAAATCCAGATGAAAGTATCAGGCGGTACAGGCACTGTCGGTAGACGCGGCCTAGACACTTATGCTGCCGTTTCGTCTAACATTCTAGTAATGGAGATAAGCGCATGATAGATATTGCTTTCACTCTGACACACTCGCACCCTGACGCGGAATGGACTTTGAACGGTGACGACTACGCCGGTTTAACGTGGCTATCTGATACACCTAAACCGACAGAGCAAGAGATCACAGACGCCTACCCGCTGGCCGTCAAAGCCGTAGCCGATAAGGAAAAAGCCCGACTCAAAGCGTTAGCCGACGCCCGAGCGTTCGCCCTATCCCTTGGGTTCACCGAGGCCATGCTCGCAGTCATGTACCCACAATTGGAAGGCGCATAATGTCCGAAATAGATCAAGAACTACACGTGGACACGGTCGAAGCCGAACCGGTGAAAAAGAAGCCAACATCATCGAAGCACCCGAAAGTGGCTACCGAAACCGAACGCGCACGGGCTATTGTCCGAGCCAAACTCAAAGGGTAGAACCGTGGACTTTGGGGACGTCGTCGGGCTTATAGCCACATCACTAGCCGCGCTTGCAATCATGGGCACTGGCCTAGTGTGGCTCATCCGCAACGTTGTACGGGATGAGATCAAAAAAGCCACCCAACCAATACAGCCCGGATTCCGCAACGGTGGCGACTCACTCGCAGACGTGTCCTCAAAAGTCGATCAAATAATCTCGAAGTTAGGGCTCTAATGAAGCATTGGCTTGCCTCAACGTGGGAAGGCTCCATCGTAAAAATAGCGGGAGGCGCTGCACTCGGCGCCTTACTGTCGTGGCTCGCAACGGCCGACGTTCACCCCCTAATAGTCGCAATATCGGCGGCAGTAATCCCCGTAATCATTAACGCACTCAACGGCGATGATTCAAGATATGGGAGGCTAGATCATGGCGAGACTCTGTAAAGGCGGCGTAACACTACGCGACCAGGTGAACCGAAAATGGCGTAAGCGTGACAAAAGATCAGACGGATGGATCGGTGATCGGGCACACGCCTCGAGAGCATCTGACCATAATCCGAACAGAGCCGGGGTAGTTCATGCAATTGACATTGATGAGAACATGGGGAAAGGCCGGAACCGTAATGGGCGCACTGCCCGGCTCCTTGCCAACCAGCTCCTGGACTACGCGGCCAGCGGCCTGCCCGGTGCATCAAGGCTCAAATATGTCGTTTACGAAAACAGGATTGCGTCAGGGACATACAGGAAACAATGGTGGACATGGCGCCACGGGAACTACGGTCACGAAGCCCATATTCACATATCGTTCACGTCAGGTGCAGACCGTGACGGGACAGTGTTCCCGCTGCCTATCCTTGCCCGGTCACCAGTAACAAAAGCACGCTGGACACGCGACCTAGCAAAAGCACGCAAAAACAACCGTTGACCGGTAGTCTCAACCTTG